CCCAAGAGTACGTAATCAGCAGGTCAGCTATTAGGCAAAAGAACGGCAACGTTAGGGTCGAAGTCGACTTTTATACAATAGATAATCACGGCAACAAAGTTTCGCTCAACGGTAAAGAGAGAAGCGACACTAACGCTAACATAAGAAAAGTAGTTGGTAGCTACGAAGATTTCGTACTCACAACTTTGTCAACCCAAAGCGGTGGATCTGGTTTCATCGACATGAACCAAAAGGATAGAAAAGATCTGTTGTGCCAATTCCTAGATATAAATGTTTTTGAGGAGTTGTATTCGATCGCAAACAACGAACAAAGGGACTTGTCTGTGTTGATAAGGGAACACAATAAAAAAAACTATCAAGAGTGTTTGTTAGAAGTCGAGCAAAAAATAAAAAGCGAAGGAAAGCAAATACAAAAGTTAAAAGAAGATAAAGATTCCCTAGAAAATTCGATATCCAAAGAAACGGAAGAAATGTTAGAACTAAGCTCAAAGCTTTTTAATAGTACTAATGAAGATTGCGACATAGGGGAACTAATAAAAAACAAACAGCTTCAAGAAGAATCCATAGAGAAGTTAAAAAATACGCTCCAAATACTCAAAGCAGAGTATAGAAAATTAGAAGAACAAAGGGACGATTTAACTTCATTACTCGAATCTTACCCTTCAGACGAACAAGTGAGCATTGGCTTGTCCGCTTTGGATGGTTTTTTGCAAAAGCACTCTCAAATAACCATCGAACTGACGAAAACAAAAACAGAACTTAAGTCCAAAAAAGAAAAGCTAGACAAGCTAAAAGACTTGAAGTATGACCCCAATTGCTCTTACTGCATGAATAACGTGTTTGTAAAAGACGCAATAGAAACAAGTTCCAGTTTTTCTCAAAACTTAGAAGACTTGAAAGAAAAGATGTTGATTTTGGAATCTGCAAATCAGGAATTGAGCGGATCTATGTCTTTCAAAAGCATACGCGACAACAAAAGCAACACAGTAAAAGAAATATCCGCGCTACAAAATAAACTTGGTGCTTGTTTTCCCAACATAACGAATGCAGAAGGCGAAATAAAAGGGCAAGAGTTGGTGTTGTCTAATATAAACGAAAAAATAAAATCCTACAACGATCACAGGCAAGCTGTAGAAGCTAACAAGATTCTAAAAAAATCTATAGAAGAAGCGAAAGATAGGGTAAGCAAACTAAAAAACACGCTCTCTAAAGTATCAGAGAAGATAAGCACCACTCAAGTCGAGGTAAAGGTACTAGAAGCAGAAAAAAATAGGTGTAAAAACTCCATAGAAGAGCTAAAAAATTTGGAAATAAAAAACAAAAGTTACCAACACTACCTTAACGCAGTTCACAGAGACGGGGTGCCTCACAACATAGTGTCTAACACGCTACCCAAGATAGAAGAAAGGGTCAACGACGTGCTTTCTCAATTGGTAGATTTTAGGGTTGTGATGGAATCCGACGATAAGAACGTCAATGGGTACATAGCTTACGAGGAAGACAGATTTTGGCCGATTGAATTAACGTCTGGAATGGAAAAGTTCGTATCTTCCCTAGCCATACGCAACGCTTTAATTAGCGTGTCGAGCCTCCCGAGACCAAATTTCATAGCGATAGACGAGGGTTTTGGAACTTTGGATAGAAACAACGTAGGGACAATACCACTGTTCTTTGACTTCTTAAAAACTCAATTCAAGTTTGTCATAATCGTGTCTCACATTGAAACTATGAGGGATAATGTTGACAGTCACATAGAGATACACAAAGTCAACGGAAGATCAAGGGTTCAGTACTGATATAAGCATATTTATTGGTATGGTAAAAAAAGTCATAGCGATATACCCAGGACGTTTTCAACCTTTTGGGAGACACCACCATGACGCTTTTAGATGGTTAGCAAGCAAATTTGGAAAAGAAAATACGTTTATAGCAACTTCTGGAAAAGTAGATCCTCCAAAGAGTCCACTGAGCTTCGAAGAGAAAAAACAAGTCATATCCAAATACGGAATAGGAGATATGTTGGTGTTAGTAAAAAACCCGTATAAAGCTGAAGAGATAACGCAAAGATTCGATCCAAAGGACACAGCATTAGTGTTTATGGTTGGAGAGAAGGACATGCAAGAGGATCCAAGGTTCAAGATAGGATTGAAAAAAGACGGTACCCCAGGATACTTTCAAAGGTACGTGGATCCCAAAAACATGCAGGGATTTGACAAGCACGGATACTTAGTGGTTGCACCTCACGTGTCTTACGAAATACCTGGAATAGGGGGAATGAGCGGAACCAATATACGCAGAGCATTATCGAATCCAAAATCTACAAAAGAACAGTTCGAAGGAATATTCGGTTGGTACGATCCGAAAATAGAAAAGATGCTCAAAAGTAAGTTCTCACAGAAAAACGAATCACTAGCTTCCATTTTAGAAAACAAAGCAATGTCCAGGCTAGTGTTACTTGAATTGCTTTTAGAGGGAGGGGCCGCAGGCCACATGGCCCATCCATTCGATATACCGAAGGTGAAAACAGGAAAAGATTTGATATCGATTTTCGATAACACCGCTAAGTTCTTTGAAAAAAACGAAGCACCCGTAAAAATAGACGGCATAAACAGTTCCATAAGATTAGTTAATTTAGACGGAAAACAACAATTCGTGTTGGATAGGGGATCTAACAAATCGCTAGACGTCAAGGGTGTGACTTCAAAAGATCTAATAGACAGGTTTGGAGAGGGTCACGGTATGACTAGGATAGGGGCTCAAGTGTTGAAGATATTCAACGAAGCTCTTCCTTCTATAAAAAAGGATCTCGATAAGTTGGGAATGACTAAGAATCCCAATATGATGCTTAATATAGAGTACGTAGAGGGTCAGTCAAACGTACAAAAGTACGATAAAAACTTTTTAGTTATACACAACGTTTTGGAGATGCGACAAGTGACTCCCAAAAGGAGGCAATCTGAAGAAGTATCGTATTCTAAAGACGCCTTGCAGGACCTAATAAATAACTTAGCGCCTATCGCAAAAAAATACGATTTTGAAGTGTTTAACGTGATACCTGCCAAGTTAAAATCCGAAGTCAGTTTCTCCAATGCTTTATCCAAATCTTACACTGTAAAAATCAACGACAAGCAATCTGAGACAAAAACTTTACAGGCTTGGTTGGATCAAGCAGAGAATACCAAAGGACAAAAGCTTAAGCTTAAAGACGGTAAAACAGTAGACGCTTTAAGTAAGCAAGTGTTCCTCTGGATAGACAAGGGTAACTCAGTAGAGGAGCTCGTAGCAGATTCGAAAGACGTTAAATTAGCCATAGATTCTTTCGTAATATACCTTGCAACTATAAAATTGGGAGATATTTTACTTGGTTCCATGACATCCCCATTGGGAGACGTAAACGAGCAAGAAGGCGTAGTGGTTAGAAACAAAAGCGTGTATAGTGCTCCTTACAAAATAACTGGGTCTTTTATAATTAAAGGATTAGAATCATCATTTCAAAAATAAAATGGTACCCAATAAAGCAAGAATATTAGTGGATTTCGTAGATTTCTGCTGTCAAGCGTTACAAATATCTCAAAAACCCAGAGTATTTGTGACAGAAAACAACGAATGGACTTACGCTAGACACTCATTCGGAGAATACAACGCAAGCATTCCAAGCATCAAAGTATACGTAAAAAATAGGCACATAGCCGATGTGCTTAGAACTCTCGCTCACGAATTAGTGCATCACCGCCAAAGCGAACTCGGAATGATAAAAACGGGATCTGGTGAAACAGGATCAGATATAGAAAACCGAGCGAACTCTATAGCTGGAGTATTGATGAGGGAGTACGGAGCGATGTACAAGATGATATACGAAAGCAAACAAAGAAAGGGCCAAAAAATTTGAAAAAATTTATATAGAAACAAATAATAAATCGCAGTTATGTTACCAAAGGAGTCTACGTTAAAAAAAGAGTTTTCGAAAAGGGACGTCCAAAGAATGAGGAACCTCATTACTGGTAATAGCGGAAACGCTACTCAATCGCAAATTGGTTGGGAAAAACACAAGCAAGACTACAAAGAGGGAGACGTTTGGGAAGAGTTAGGAAAGACTTGGACCATAAAAAAAGGAATAAAACAAACAGTAACTAAGTTAGATACGATAAAGAAACTTGCTATTCTGCCTTTGTGTTGTCCAAGTTGTAATAAACCCATGAAAGTCAACGAATTCAATAAGAGCGCGTACAGAGCCAAAGGCGTTTGTTTCGACTGTGTGATC